GTCTAATGTTTCTGCTGCACAAAATTCTGGTCAATTATATACTTGGGTTAAACAATCAACTGCAAAAATTGAACAACTAGGAAGACACGGAAGACCAACTCATACTTATGATATTTATGGAATTTTCCCAAGAGAAATTTCTACTATTGATTTAGCATATGATCAAAATGATGTTATTTCCGAATTCTCTGTAACTTTTGCTTATACTTACCATCAACCAGTATTATAAATTATAGGTAACTTATATTATGCCATTCGAACTGTTTGGATTTTCTTTCGGTAGAAAGAAAGTTGAAGAACCGATTACTCCGTTTCCACCGGACTCCGATGATGGGGCAACCATTGTCGAAGCCGGTGGTTTGCAAGGGGTATACGTTGATTTAGATGGAACTGTAAGAAACGATATTGATCTTATAAGAAAATATCGTGAAATGGCATTACATGCCGAAGTAGAAATGGCAATTGATGATATTGTCAATGAAGCCATCACTGAAGATGGTGATGGTGATTACGTTGATATAAATCTAGATAAAACCAGATTACCAAATCAAGTAAAAAGAAGAATGCAAGAAGAATTTTCTGACATTCTTCATTTACTTAATTTTAATATTGATGGTCCAGATTTATTCCGTAGATGGTATATTGATGGAAGACTCTATTATCACATAATTCTTGATGATAATCCAAAGAAGGGTGTAAGAGAATATCGTATGATTGATCCTCTTCGTATCAAGAAGATCAAAGAAATCAAAAAGAAAGAAAAAGTAGGAAATGTAGAAATTATAAGAGAGGTAGAAGAATACTATCTCTATATGCCTACTGATAAATCTCCAATTCAAAGAAGCACATATCTTGTTAACTACCCAGATTCTCCAAATTCTGGAATTAAGATTGCAGCAGATTCAATCAATTACGTTCAATCTGGTCTTATAGAATCAAGAACAAGCAGAGTAATTGGTTATCTTCATAAAGCAATCAAACCATTGAATCAATTGAGAATGGTTGAAGATGCTACAGTAATTTATCGCTGGTCAAGAGCACCAGAAAGAAGAATCTTTTATATTGACGTAGGCTCATTACCAAAAGTAAAAGCAGAACAATATATTCGCGATATCATGAATCGATATCGTAATAAAGTTGTTTACGATGCTGCAACTGGTGAAATACGAGACGATCGTAAGCACATGAGCATGTTGGAAGATTTCTGGCTTCCTCGACGAGAAGGCGGAAGAGGAACACAAATTGAAACTCTTCCCGGTGGTCAAAATCTTGGAGAAATGGAAGACGTTCTTTACTTCCAGAAAAATCTTCTTCGTGCGTTGAACATTCCTATCACTCGTCTTGAATCTAACAATGGATTCAATATGGGTCGTTCTTCTGAAATTACTCGAGACGAATTGAAATATTCTAAATTCATCAAGAGATTAAGAAATAAATTCTCTGAATTGTTTATTAATTTCCTTAGAGTAAATGTTCTCGCAAAACAAATTCTTTCAGAAGAAGAATTTAACGAAATCAAACAAGACATTCGATTTAATTGGTCAACTGATTCTTACTTTGCAGAAAGCAAAGAATCAGAAATCATGATTGATCGCATGCGTCTTCTCAGAGAAGTTTCTGATTATTCAGGTAAATTCTTCTCTGATTATTGGATTCGTAAAAATATTCTTCGTCAGACAGATGAAGAAATCGAAGACATTGACATGCAAATTGAACAAGAGAAACAACTTGAAATGGCAGAAATGCAACCAGCAGAAGGAGAAGCGGGAGCAGGCGGTGCATTGGGTGGTCCTCTTCCCGGTCAAGTTGCAGGTCAAGGAACAGTAATTCCAAATCTTCCAGACGAACAACAAGCAGATTCAGGTCAAGTTTCTCCACAAACACAATTCCTTTCGAACAAAACTATAAATTACGACGCATCTAGTTTATTATAAATACCTATTGAATAGAGGGAAAGAAAAATGTCACAATTCAATTGGTATCCATTAGGTTCGGGGACTAATTCCAGAGTAAATTGTATTATTAAACATGAAACCGATTTATATATCGGTGGCATGTTTTCTGTTGTTGGAGGAATAGGAACAACAGGAATAGCAAAATGGAATGGAAATGAATGGTCAAGTGTTGATGGTGGTGTTTCATACGTTCAACAATTTTTATCTGGTAATTTTTATCCTGAAGTTAAATCTATTGCTGTTTTTAATGATCAAATTTTCATAAGTGGTTTTTTTAATAGAGCAGGAGGACAAGTTTGTAGTAATCTTGCTAGATTAGCAAAAGATACTGATGGAAATTATAAATTTATTCCTGTAAATGGATTTATTAGTAATAGTGTAAAATTAAAAGTTGTTGATGGAGAATTATATGCTCTTGGTGATTCTAACGATATCGTTTCTTCAGATGGATCACTAATTGAAACTTTGTCACAATTTAGATTAATAAAATGGGACATTTTAACTGATACATGGGTTGAATCTGGTATAGAAACAGAAGGTTCTGTTTCAGACTTAGTAAAATTTAATGGTGAATTACATATACAGCGTGAAGGAAAAGTATGTGAAGTTTATAATGGAAAATTGTATGTTGGTGGAAATTTTGATTTTCATGAAGGATATCAAATTACAAATCTTGCTGTTACAGAAGATAAAATAACATGGTCTCCTGTTGGTGGAGGATTTAGCGATTACAATGTATATTCTTCTGGTGTAAATTTTGATACGAGTGTTGATTCTCTTCATGTTTTTAATGGAGAATTATATGTTGGAGGAATATTCAATAGAGTTGGATCTACAAATCATGTTATAGGAATTCCAGTCACAAGTATAGCAAAATGGAATGGTTCATCTTGGTCCTCATTAGGAATACGAAATTCAGTTCCTTATATTAAAACAATTTTTGGAGTTGATGAAGAAACTACCGAAAATCAAATTGGATCTTTAAATATAGGATTATATGTTGGTGGATCTTTTCCAGCAGTTCCAGGAACCTTAGCAAGCAATATTGCTCTTTATACAGATTCATTTTCAGGTTCTTCTGAAATAGAAAATGAAGGAGTTCCATGTAAACCTATATTTCCTTGTGGGTATACTAGAAAATTACCAAATAAATGTACCAGTGGAGTACTAATTCCTGGACCACAAGGACCACCCGGTCCACCCGGTCCACAAGGACCGCCTGGATTATCAGGAAAAGATGGTGAAGACGGACAAAGTGGTGAAATATACACAGCCGGTGATGGAATATTATTATTGACTAATAATGAAATCACAATTGATTGTGATTATATAAGATTAAATTGTGGAGATGGAGGAGGGGGTAATGGGGATGATCTAACTGCAGGAAATGGTATTGAAATTAATGTTAATAATGAAATCTCTATTAATTTAGATTTTGCTGAAAGTGGATTAACATTCAACGATGAATCAAAATTAATTATTAATACTGGTCTTGGGTTAAAAATAAATGATGATAATGAATTAATTGTTGATGCTGATTATGGGCTAAAAATAAATGATAATAATGTTTTAATTATTAATACCGGAATAGTAACGGAAGGTAATTTAACTGTAAATACTGGTTTAAGAATAACAAGTTCTGCTGCTGCTGATCCAATAGATAATGTTTTAAGTATTAATGCAGGAACAGGATTAACTATAAGTGATGATAATTATTTAATAACTTGTAATTTAAAAATGATTCCTTGGTGGTCTGAACATTATTGGGATGGAAGATTACAACTAGATGAATGTGTATGTGGAATAACTACAATTATAATTAAAGTAATAGATTATGATAATCAAAGTGGATTTTTTGAAGAAGATGATATCATACAAAAAGGATCATTTAAAGCAGAAATAACAAATATTGGTTTTGAGGATAATCCAAATGCATCAGAAACACAAATTAATACAATATTAACTTGTATAGTTATACATGGTTTATTTGAATTAAATGATTCACTTCAATTAGAAAATTTAACTGAAAATGAATCGTTTTTACCAGACAAAGATTTTTCTTATAATTACGAAACCAATATTGGATGTCCAATACAAATAATATCAAATTGTGAAGTTCCAGTTCTTGATGAATATTCTCCGTGGATAAATCCTATTAGTGAAATTGTTACTTCAGGTGAAAGTAGTTTTTTATACTATACTTTAGATGAAAATTTATATAATTCTGAAAGAATAGGATTTATTGAAGTAAGAACTCATGCGGAAAGAAAAGAAAGAGTTATAATAACTCAAAGACCTGCTTTTGAAAAATTTTATGGAATGATAATACATTCTGATCTTTATCTGATAGATGAACTTAATCAAAATACTACACCTAAAACAAATACTTATATGTTAGTATGGAGATATGTGATAGTTAGAGCAAGACCAGCATTATATCAACCTTCTGGACAATGTTCAGAAACGAATCCTCCATACTATAATTATGGTAATCCGTTATTAGGATTGGCAACAAATTCATGGGAGCCATACTGTAATTGTCAAACTATAGTAGAAAATTTTCCAAATTGTATAGCAGGTAATGAAAGTACTGTAGAAGAATGTCTAGAAAGTCAAACCGACACCTGTGAATACTTTTTTGCTTATAATATTATGGAAATAAATAATAAAGTTAGTAATAATAATTGGCCCCCAGAAGGTACTGTATATGGAGGAACAGAAGTTGTTCTTGGAGTAAATGGAGACAATTTAGATGGAAAAGTTAAAATTAAAAATTTTGAAGGATTTGAATTGAAACCTATACCAAATAATACAGTTGTTGAAATTAATGAAAAAGAATATTGTGTTCATGATTTATCATTTACTCCAAATTCAAACACATTTTCATATTTAAAACAATATTGGTTTTCTGCTCCAAATCCAATAGTCGGAAATTGTACAGAACCTAATACTAATCCACAAAGTCCTATTTTTCCTCTATAAATTATCATGATTAACGCATCTTATAGAAAATGTACATGTCCCGCTTGTGATTGTGGTGAAGACTGCAATGGCTTTTGGGGTACTCCAAATGAAGATAAAGCATATGAGTGCTGTTGGAGTGTTGGTGACAAAGTAAAGATGACACATGTTATTAAAACAAATTATGAATACAAGGCAGGAGGAATAGTATCAGGTATTAATTTTTGTATAGAAGAAACTAATGCGTGTGGCAGAGTTATAGAAATATCAAGTTCGGAAAAAATAGAAGTAGAATATGTCTGTATAGGTGCAAGAGGAAATGCACATACCAATCCAAGCCCATTTGCAGATTTGCCTGATTATATTAATGGTGTTGCATGGAAAGATGAAGGAAAAGGAGCCGATCCAGAATTAAAAGATGGATGGCAAATTCCTCCCGTTGTTTATATTCCAGTTCCCGAATCTCCAACATCACAAACTCCAGATAATTTTTTACTTACTGCAGAGGTGGGAGACATATGGCCTTACGGGTTATACACAGGAAATATTCAACATATATCAGGTTGTGTTAATAATTGGCCTTATAGATATGAAAGATTATACAATGGTTTTGTAGTTGCACAAGATCCAGAAACAGAATTAAAATATTTTGAACCAATACCTATTGATACAGATCAAACTCCAAAAATAGAAACATATTCTGATTTTTGTGGTTGTATAGATTGTCTTTTAGAACAAAAAAATGTTTCGATATGTGGAGCACAACAATATTTAGATTGTAATGATATAGATGAAAACGGAGTTCCAGTAGATTGTAAATTAAGATCCGAATTTATTATTACAAATGCATGTGATTGTGGGGGTAATAGTTCTGATGTTCCTGGATATGCATGTAAAAATTTTGATTGTGAGTATTGTTTACACCCAGATAGTTGTGAAAGAATAAACAAATGTAATCCAAATTCTGATTGTTCTTGTTTTGTTTCTATTGATTTAAAAGAATCCGACTTAGAAGAAACAGATCATGGATTTGAAGTAGATACAGAAGGTTATATCTTAGATACAGAAGGAAATAGAATTCCTTCTGGAAGATATAGAGGAAGATATGAAAATAAAATTTTTCAAACTGCTACTATTTTTGCATTAGATTTAACAAATCCTGATATTCAATACTGTTCACAAGTTGGTTATTTTATAGAAAGACAAGTATCTCACAATAATGGAACAAAATGGCAAAAATATGAATTGAGTCCATATTTATTATTATTTAATAGACCAATATTAGAATGGGATTGTGATTGTAAAGATGAAAATGGTGATTATATACTTCCTGATGGTGTTGGAGAAGGTTTTAGGAGAGAAGTTTATGGTGGATTTTCTTGGTATTTTTGGAATGGTAATTGTGAAGGAGAATGTAACGATCTTTCTTGTTCACTAAAGAGTCCTGCTCCTTGTGTTGCTGGATGTGATTTTTCTGTTAATGAGTATGAGGGGTCTGGAGATATACCTCCTTGTAGAGAATATAGAGATTTAGATAACAATCAAACTTTTGGACCAGCGTGGGCCCCGTTTTCTCAAAGTACTCCTATTTTTGGAGGTCAAGCATCAGCAGACTTTTTAAGATGTATCAATTGTGTTGAAGGTATATCAAGTTGTTCTGGATTTAAATCATATTGTATAAAAAGAAAAAATGTAATCCCTGATGAACCAGGGTCTTGTCCGGGTGAATGTCAAGGATTTTATGGAGTTATGCAAAATGCAGGAAATGCATGCAATCAATCATCACCAGATCCTCCTGATCCTGAATATTTTTGTGGTTATGGATGTGCTGATCCAGCCAATACTTTATGTAGTGACGATTCTATACAGTATCCTTGTAGTATTGGATCTGGAACTAATTTTTTATATGTATTTCCTAGTCCATATCCAAGATATATTTGCGAAACATATGCAATCCATACTCTTACAATAGAACCTATACAAGATCAACAAAAAAGATGTATGTGGTATGATTTTACAATTAATAATAAAAATTATAGATGCTGTGGTCAAACAAGAGAAAATGCAATAGGAAAAGACGTAGGATCGCCTATTGATATTGATATAGAATTAGATTCAGATAATAATTTAAATATTAAATATAATGATGAAATACCAGATTTAAAAATACCAAATAATTTAGAATTTAGTTGGACAGAAGGAATTGGATGGATTAGTTCTTGTCCAGAGGTAGGTATTATTTATGATGGAGATAGTACGACAGAAATACCAAACGCACCAGAAGTAATATGTAATGAAGGAAATGGATGTGGTTCTGTTCAGTGTTCAGGAACTACTGGTCTTCTTTCTGGTAGTCAAATATCATCTGGTAATTATCCATGTTATTTGGCAACAACACAAAGAACATGTTGTCAACTTCCATATGATATTGCATGTGTACAAGATAGTTGGTGGCCTCATGGTGAACCAAATAATTACGGATCAGAACAATTTTGGTTTATTCAAGAATTAGTTAGCAATGGTAATATAACAACTGGTTGTTCATGTACAAGACCAAGTTGCTCATGCTTTGGATCTTCTGTAGAAGAATTACCAGAAGGAAGATATTCAACTAGCGGACTTACAATACAAACAGATAATAATGGATACATTTATGCACCAGAATGTGATACAAATAATTATTCAATATTAAGTTTTTACTATCCATGTACAGGAACCCCATGCAAACAATATGTAGCAAATTCGTATTATTGTGATTATAATCCAGAAAATCCGGTAGGAACAATATCATCTATATGTAAAGGATAATTTAATTATGAATAAAAAAACATGTGGTTATTATCAAGTATTAGATAAGCAAGGAAATCCTACATCAGTTTCAATTTTTGATGATTTTTTTGCACATGGATTTCCTTCTTTAATAAGAATAAAAGATGCTCCTTGTATGAATCCAAAAAAAGAAGAAAACGCAGAATCAAATGAAATTATTAAAAATAAAGAACCAAAACCAAATATAACAAGTTATGTTGCAGCAGAAATGTCTTTATTCACACAAGGACCAGTTTCTCTTCCTATTTTCGAAGAAAGAAAACAAAAATGTCTTGAATGTCCAAAATTAATGAAAAAACCAGAAAAAGATGAAATTGGATTTTGTGGTGCATGTGGTTGTGGAGAAAGAAAAAGAGCAGGATTATCAATTAAATTACACATGCCAAATGCTACTTGTCCATTGAATAAATGGGAAAAAGCACAAGGAGAAGGTATTTCTGAATTAAAAAGAATAGGTGGTATTGTTGCACAATTAAAGGGTGTTGGACAAAATGTCAAAAATGAAGTAAAATCTACTAAATTAAACAAGATATGGCATTATACCAAAAGCC